CAATGGGTGCTGGTTCTGGCAGTTCCGAGGGAGGCTCCACAGGTTCCATCTCATCCAAGAGGGAGGGTGACCTGGCTGTCTCCTATGGCTCTGGTGCAGTTACATCTGTGGCAGGCCTTGGGGACACGGACCTCTCCCAGTCCAGGTGGGGGCTCATGCTCATTGCCCTCAGGAAGGGCTGCAGGCCATTCATGGGTGTGATTGCAGGAGGCAGGTGATATGTCTGCTACCTTTGAGCACAGGGACCTTGGCAGGAAGGCCATAGAGAGGGAGGTCAGGCTCTCCAGGAAACTGGTGGCCCTTGTTGGCATCCCTGGTGATGCCCAGAGCCCACAGGATGCTGAAGGCAACCCTGCATCCATCAACATGGCATCCCTTGCCTACATCATGGAGAAGGGCAGCCCTGTGAACAATATCCCTGCAAGGCCCTTCATGGAGCAGACCAGGCAGAAGTCAATGAAGGAGGTCATGGGGCTCATGGCCAGGTTGCAGAAGGCCATCTCCAATGGCTCCCTCACTGCCATGGCTGCCATCAAGAGGCTTGGTGCAGCCTATGAGGAGGAGATGAAGGCCATCTTCACCACTGGGACCTTTGCACCCAACTCCCCCATCACCATAAATGGTGGCTGGATGAGGAACAGGGTCTCTGGCAAGGCCTTCAAGGTCAAGGGCAAGGGGAGCAGCAGGCCCCTGGTTGACACCACAAGGCTCAGGCAGTCCATCATCTTCAAGGTGGCCAAGGTATGAGCACTCTGTTTCCACACACAATAGCTGTATTGCACAGGACTGGGGCCAGGGTATCTGGCAAGTGGACAGAGTCCTCCACCGCCACCAACATCACAGGCTCTGTGCAGCCACTGAATGGCAAGGACCTCCAGTTCCTCCCTGAGGGCAGGAGGGACACAGGCCTGGTGAAGGTGTACAGCAACACTGCCCTGTCTGTGAGCATTGAGGGTACTGACACCCCAGGTGATGTGGTCATCTGGGCTGGCAAGAAGTGGGAGGTCGTCCAGGAGTTGGTATTTGCCAATGGGCTGATTGACCACTACAAGTACCTGGCTGCATACATAGGGGAGGCCACATGAGTGCAAAGACTGCAGAAGAACTGTGGAGTGCCCTCTATGGGTGGGCAAGTGGAGTGCTCACTGGTGTGGAAATCATCCAGAGCCATGAAAATGCACCCAGCCCCTCTGGCACCTATGTCTGCATTGACTACGCAGGCACATGGAGGATGGCAGGCACCTCTGCATCCAGGATGCTGAGTGGGGATGTCTCCAGGCCCAGCCCCAGGGTCTACACCTACAGGGGCACAGTGCAGGTCAGGGAAGTTGATGGGGATGGCGAGAATCTCATGCTCCTCCTTGAATCACTGGAGAACATTGATGTGCAGGAGGCATTAATGGAGGCAGGCATCTCTGTCCTCAGGACACAGGGCCCTGTGATGATGCCTGCACTGCAGCAGAGCGAATGGAGGAGGGAGTCCCTCCTGACACTTGAGATGTCCTGGGCCAGGGGATATGCTGGCACCCTGCTCACAATCAGGTCTGTGGATGTCCAGCAGGAGAATCACATGGGGACCATTGACAGCAACATGGACATTGTAATTGATGACTCCAGGGGCATTGTGGAGTCAGTGGAACCTGTAAACGAGTTTTCAGTCATAACAGAGGAGGCCTAAATGGCACTTAAAGACATCATCAATGTGAACATCACCAGGGAGACCACTTCTGTGGCTGTGGCTGCCTTCAATGTTCCACTCATTCTTTCCACCTTCGCCACAAGCAAGACCACCACTGCATTCACCAGGGCCAGGAGCTATTCTTCTGTTGCAGAACTGGCTGATGATGGATGGGCAAGCACTGATGCAGTCTACAAGATTGCAAATGCCATCTTCTCCCAGAATCCCTCTGTGAGCAGGGTGATTGTGGGCAGGGCAGACTCTGGTGATGCAACTGTTGCTGCAAGCCTCTCTGCAATCCAGAACGAGAACAATGACTGGTATGGCATTGTGGTTGACCAGGCCATGGTCTCTGACTTTGATGACATTGCTGCCTGGGTTGAGCCTGCAAAGAAGTTGGCCATTTTCTGGATTACAGATGCCAATGCACCTGATTCCACGAAGATAACGGACCTTGCAAGTGTCCTCAAGGCAGCGAGCTATGACCGCTCTGCAGTCATTTACCATGTCACCCCCTCCACTGGTGCTGACTACCCTGATGCAGCCTGGATGGGTGAGGGATTCCCCTATGCACCTGGCAGCAGCACCTGGGCCTACAAGACCCTGAAGGGTGTCACTGCTGACAAACTCACTGGAACCCAGGAGAGTGCACTCAAGGCCAAGAACTGCAACTACTACATGGTTGTGGGTGGTGTTGCCATCACCCAGGAGGGCAAGGTTGCCTCTGGTGAATGGATTGACATCATCATTGGCACTGACTGGATTGAGGCCAGGCTCAGGGAGACTGTCTACTCTGCCCTGGTCAACAACAGGAAACTCCCCTATGATGACACTGGCATTGCAGTGATTGAAGGCCTTGTCAAGGGAGTCCTCAATGATGCTGCTGCAGCAGGAATCCTGCAGGCTGACAGCATCCAGGTCACTGTCCCCAGGTATGCAGACATCCCCCAGGCAGACAAGGTCTCAAGGCACCTGCCTGATGTGAAATTCACCGCACTCTACCAGGGTGCAATCCAGCGTGTCACCATAAATGGCACCATCTCTGTCTAAAAGGAGGACCTATCATGGCAGATTTAGCAGTAAAGACATTTGACCCCAAGATGGTGGTCATCACCTTCGGTGTCATCCCCATCTCTGGCTATGCAGAGGGCACCTTCGTATCTGTGAACAGGTCTGGTGATGCCTTTGGCAAGTCCAAGGGTGCTGGTGGTGATGTTGAGAGAATCAACAGGAACCAGGGAGACTTTGAAGTCACTGTCACCCTCCAGCAGACTGCAGCAGTCAATGCAGAACTCTCTGCAGCCCTTGCTGCTGACCAGGTGACCAATGCTGGGGTGTTCCCCTTGACCATCAAGGACCTGCTGGGCAAGACCCTGTTCTTTGCTCCCCAGGCCTGGATTCGCAAGGACCCAGAATGGGAGGATGGGGATGACCTCAACTCCAGGGCATGGGTCTTTGACACTGGCATTGGTGCCAACCTCGTAGGAGGTAACTAAAGATGCTCTCCCCGATTACTAAAGAAATTAGTGGATTCTCTGTCCACTTCAGGCCCCTTCCAGCCACAAGGGCATTCACACTCGCGAAGAATGTGGGTGCCATTGTGCTGCCTGTGCTGAAGGCCATCAACCTTGCAGACTTGAAGGCAGAGGTTGACCTCTCCTCCCTGATTGACAGTGTGGTGGGTGTCCTCTCCAGTCTGCCTGATGCCCAGGCTGTGCAGTTGATTGTGGATTCCCTCCAGGGCTCCACCATCACTGCACCTGGACAGGCCCCTGTGGAGGTATCTGACAGGGCTGCAGTTGATGCTGTGTTCCAGGGTGAACTTGAGGCCATGTACATGATTGTGCTGGAGTCCTGGAAGTACAACAAACTTGCCCCTTTCAAGTTGGCGGCTTCCTTTGGTCTGACAATGACTCCAACAGGTACCTCAGAAGAAGCCGCAAGCACAGGGATGAAGTCTGGGACAAGATTGGCCATGTCGGGAGTCTCTCCCCAGAAGTAGAGGACAGGTGGCCCATACTCAGGATAGTCCTGGATGTGGGCATCCCCCTCACAGAGGTGGAGATGTGGGACCTGGATGACATCAGGCATGTCAATGCAGTCCTGGACATGAGAAGGGACTGTGAGGCTGCTGCAGATGCCTACCAGGCAATGTTGATGAAGAAGCAGACTGAAGAGGCAAGGAGAGGCAATGGTCATTGAGGAACTGTACACCAGGCTTGGCTTCCAGGTTGACCCCAGGGGGCTTGACAAGGGCAGGCAGATGCTCACCTCCTTCAAGAACTGGGTGGGTGGCCTTGCTGCAGGTGCTGGATTCACACTGCTTGCAAAGACAGGCATTGAGGCTGCCATGTCCATGGAGACCCTCACTGCCCAGTTCAATGTGATGGCAGGCTCTGCTGACAGGGCTGCCACACTCATCAAGGACATCTCAGAATTTGCTGCCAGGACACCCTTCTCAAAGATGGGCCTGGCAGATGCTGGCAAGACCCTCATGGCCTTTGGCATGCAGGCCGAGAAGGTTGTGCCCACCCTGCAGATGCTGGGTGATGTTGCTGGTGCAGACCAGAACAAGTTGAAGGGCCTTGCACTTGTCTTTGGGCAGATTCAGTCCACAGGCAGGCTGATGGGCCAGGACCTCCTGCAGCTAATCAACCAGGGATTCAACCCACTCACTGTCCTCAGCCAGAAGACAGGCATGTCCATGGCAGACCTGAAGAAGGCCATGGAGCAGGGTGCCATCTCTGCAGACATGGTGACACTGGCCTTCCAGGCTGCCACATCAGAGGGTGGCCTGTTCTTTGGTAACCTGAAGGCACAGAGTGAGACACTGCAGGGAAGAATCTCAACCTTGAAGGACAACTTTGTCACAGCCCTGCAGAACATGGCAGAGGCATTCCTCCCCATGATGAAGGCAGGGGTGGACATGCTCATTGCATTTGACTGGGCACCAATTGTGTCCTCTGTGCAGTCCTTTGCACAGGCACTTGGCTCCATACCCTTTGACACTGTTGCAGCCTGGGTGAGGAGGCTCTCCCTGCTTGTGGTTGCATTTGCCACAAGGGACTTGCAGGCAACCCTCATCAATGTGCTTGGCAGGACCATGGATGCAGGCATTGCCGCATTCAAGGGGATGTCCCTCTCCTTCACAAGTTTCAGGAATATTGCTGTGGCAGGTGCCAAGAGCATAGGCCTGGCCATGAAGACAGCACTGGGCCCCATAGGCCTTGCCCTGATGGCAGTGGAGGGTTTTGTGGAGGCCTACAACTGGCTGCAGGACAGGCAGAGGACCAAGGCAACTGAGGCCCAGAAGGAGAATGCCAGGAAGTACATGGAGCAGGGGATGAGGTCTGGCAAGACCAGGGAGCAGGTTGTTGATGAGGTTGTTGGGCAGCAGGAGGAGAGGAAGGTCAGGGTCAAGTTGCTCCAGGAGGCTTCCAAGCAGGGAGGGGAGGAAGGCAGGAGGGCCAGCCAGGAACTTGCAAAACTGCAGGCAGACATCAGGCAGCATGAGTCCTTTGCCTATGCCATGAGGGAGGCCTACAGGGAGATGACTGGCACAGAGTGGCAGGTCAGGACAGGGTCTGTGAGGACACCCTCCATGACTGGTGACACTGAAGGCCTCCAGAAGCAGTTTGATGCACTTGAGAAGGCAATCAGGGAATCCACAGAGAGCACAAAGAAGCAGACAAAGGCCACAAAGGAGAACACAAGGGCCCAGGAGAAGTTCAACATCTCCGACCTCTCCAGGCAGGCATTTGATGCAGCATTCAATGTGAAACTCAGGGAACTCACCATGGGGGCGATATGATTAGTGTAATTGGTGCAATTGCCCAGGCAATCACTGGGAGGATGGAACTCCCCCAGCACACCTGCCTGTTCTACAGGAAGGATGGCTACTCTGTGGGGGCTGTTGAACTGGACATCATCCTTGATGAGAACCACTCCAAGGATGCCCAGGTCACAGAGAACCCCCTGCAGGATGGCAGGGCCATATCTGATGGAATCTACCTGGAACTCAGGGAGGGCACCCTCACTGGGCTTGTCTCCAACCATTCCCTGAAGCATGCCACCCCACCTGATGTGCAGAATGCAGATTCCCTCCTTGACCAGGCCAAGGGCTACACCCTGGAGAACAGGGCAAGGCAGGCCTGGGAGGACCTGAAGGCAGTGATGGATGCCAAGCAGACTGTGACCATTGTGACAGCCCTGGAAGTCTATGAGAATGTTGCCATCACACACATTGAGACCACAAGGGATGGTGACACCGGTGATGCCCTGGCCATCCAGATTGGGTTCAGGCAGGTCCAGACTGTGCAACTGAGGGAGGACAAGGTGTCAGCCCAGGTGCAGCCCAGTGACATGGAGAGCAGCATCAACAGGGCAGCAGCAGTGGGCACTGATGGTGGCCAGCAGGTAGGTGCCCAGCCCAGCCCACAGGACATGGAGCAGTTGGTTCAGGGGGTTCAGTAGTGCTTAGGATACCATTCAATCCATCAAGGTCTGCAGACCAGACATTCAGGGTCCTCATCCCAGAGAGGCTGGTGATGAGTCTCAGGATGGTGTGGAACAACAGGGCCTCTGGCTGGGATGTGACTGTCACATCTGATGCTGGCACAATTGGCATGCTCAGGCTGCAGCCCAGGTTCCCACTCCTGTATGAGCACAAGGCCCTGTCCCCCATTGAGGGGGACATCATGGCCCTCCCACTGTCAAGTGGCTCTGGGGCCCCACTTACAGAGTATGGTGCCCTGGGTGACTCCTGGGGTCTCTTCTGGCTGTCCCCAGAGGATGTCCAGGCATGGGAGAGGGCCAATGGTATGGGGTAGGTCCATGAGGCTTGAGGCCAGGAACAAGGAGGGCATCCAGGTGGATGTGGCCTCTTTGAGGATTGATGCCAGGTGTGTCAGGTCCAGGGTCTTTGATGACAATGAACTGGAGGCAACCATCCACAATGCCTCTGATGACACTGTGGCAAGGTTCCTGGCCAGGGGCACCAACATTGCCCTCTATGCTGGGTATGAGCAGGGTGCAGAGCCTGGCCTCATGTACCAGGGCAACATCATTGACTCCAGGACCTTCAGGAGTGGCACGGAGGTGCTCACTGTCATCAGGTCCATG